TGACGTGGCTGCCACGCCACGATTGATTCAGGGAGTGTCCGATGAGGCTAATGTACTCCTCGGCCCATTTATCCTCGGTCTTGCTAACCATTACAAAACTCGGTTTGGCTACCAAATCTGCTTTGCTTCTGGTCGGACGGCTGAGGAAATGGGAAAGTGGTTTGACGACATGGTTCAATTGCTCAAACCGCTCTACTTCCTGAACAATGACTTTTCCAAGTTTGACTCAACGATCCACAGTGCAGCCATCGCCTTTGAGTTATGGCTGTATCAGAGGTGTGGCATTGGTGTGAGTGCTGCGGCCATAGCGACTGCGCAACTCAAGACCGTTGGTTACACTAGTTGTTTTATGTACACTCGTAAAGCCACTCGTAAAAGTGGTGATCCCAACACGTCGTTGGGTAACAGTATACTAAATGCTATTGTAACCATTTCTGCCCTCCTTGCCGCTGGTGCCAAATGGGGCGACTTTGCGATTGCCGTCAATGGTGACGATGGCTTTGTACTGTTGCGCTATAAGATTGACATGGAAAAATTCTATGCGTGCATGGCACGGGCTGGGTTCGTGAGTAAAGCCTCACTGTATCCATTCTGTGAAATACACATGGCAGAGTTTTGTTCAGCCAGTTTTTGGCCCACTGCTGATGGCACTGTCCTTGCGTTAAAACCTGGCAAATTTTTGGCTAGTACCCCATGGCATATCGGTGAGGTCTCTGACCCCGACGCCTGGTACGGGGGAGTTATGTGTGCTTATCGCAATTCATACTCCTTTCTTCCCGCCTTGGATGCCTTCATCAACCGTAACCTGAAGCACGCGGACGCAATAACTTCCTTCAAAAAGGTGAAGGAATACGCTAGGCGTGAAGTGGTTCGCTACTACGTTCCAAAACGTAGGCTCCAGCCGTGTGCAGACACGTTTGAATTCTTTGCAGTCCAGTATGCCTGTTTGTATTCAGACTTTGCGCGGTGTCTAGATTTTCCTGTTGCGTTTCAGACCACGCGCAACAGCTCCATCATCTGTGCCATGATGGAGAAAGACACGGCTTGAGTTTAAACTGGCGCCGGTCGTAGTACGTATACCAGCTACTGATGTGAAAAATTGCTTGATCGATTCGTCGGATGCCCACTAATGCCTCCGAAGAAAAAGAAACCCCAACCCCGACGCCGCCGAGGCGCCTCCGCGTCGCGGGGGCGAATCCCGCCTGCGCTCCTTGTCCACCGGAATCCTTTCGCCGAAAATCCCGGAAATTGCCGGATCCCCACGGGGGGAGCGATAAGGACAATCCTGGTGAATGCTTCAACAGTGACGACACCAACCATCACCGACGCGAACGGCGTCACTGGATTTGTTTTCACGCCAAGTCTCGCCGCTAGCTACTACGCTTTCACCAGCGCGGCAGCTGGAGTTGTTACTTGGGCGGCCGCGGCTGCACACCCTGACTATGCTGCCCTCGGCGCGCTTGGCACCCATTACCGTGTAGTCGGTGTGGGTGTCATGCTGCAGTACGTGGGCGTGCCCGACGA